GGGATAGAGCGAGTTGATATCGATTGCCCCGATGTCTTTATGGACGCCGATTTTGGGATAAGCAACATAGGCACCTGCTGCCTGAGTATCTTCTTCTGAGTCTCGACCTTTTCTGTTAGGTACGACCAATCCTTGACTGTGTGCTTCATTGATAATTGCCTGCTCCGTGGTTGCAACTGCACCCATTGTGGTCTGTAACAACACCGTGTTGTCGTGAGCAATGGTATTGGCTAAATCCAGAAAGCGGAGTTTCTTATCCATCTTTGCCAACAAGCGAGTATCCTGTCTGTTATATTTCAAAAACTTGTCAAAGTCTTTGTTATACAATTGATCAAGAGTGCCTTCATAAGCAGTCTTGCGTTCATCCAATTCGTATTCGCCAATAGCGTCTAGGCTATAGCTATGGCGTTCTTCATAGGTATACTTGCGATACAATTGCATATAGTCCATATGCACTCGACCAATTAAGTCAAAGGTGCCTTTGGATGCACCAAAGCGTTCATACTCACGAGGCTTGGGATGTTGGCCCCATAGACACAATCGTCGTGTGTCATCTTTACTCAACACACGAGTAATACGACCCACAGTGTAGGGAATGTCGTAGCCTTCACTGTTCCAGCCACTTAAAATGTCTGCATCATCAATCAAGTTTAAAAAAGTATCCAGCAGATCTTCTTCTCGTTCAAAGATAAAACAGTCGCTGTATCGTGCTGCGATTTCTTCCGCAGTTTCCCAACTCATTGATTTGGGAGGAATTGCCAAAGTAACAATCTTTTCCAACCAACTCATATACACAGAGATTGCGGTAATCTTGTTGAATGGATCTTCTACCGGACTAAATCCACGCAGGGGATCAAAGTCTACTTCAATGTCAAAAAATGCAATGTTAAGTTTGGGCGGCTCTACACCCAGATAATTTTCTTCAAGACAACGGAATACTGGTTTGAAATCACTTTCCCATAGGCGAGTGTCGCCATGCATTCTAATTTCTTTTTGAAACTCTTTACCGTTACGGGTTGTAAATCGAGTTACCGGAGTCCCGTAAATAGTTCTATGTTTGCCCTTGGGGTCGTCATAATAAAATACATAGTTGGGCGGATATTCTCTGTATACCCGTTCGCCATCAACTCGTTCAACCACATGAATACGATCCTTGGCTCGATCAAACAGTGCGTCTACATAACTCATTAATTAATTAACATTCTGGCAAGGCCAACAGAGTCGATAGTGACCAACAGTAAGTAATTGGCAATCATGCCGAAACTCTTGCGAGTATAAGCAGCCCAAGCGTACATGCTACAACCGAGAATCCACACAGGATACAGAGTAATAAGTGGAGGAGTGGGTACCGTAAGTGCCATTGTGACGCTGCATCCAATACTGATGCCCCAGGCAAATAACTCGACAACAAAGCGAAAAGGATGAGTGCGATAATCATCTCGAATCCAGTCGACCATCCCTGAAAGGACATTGTTCAAAGTGTTTTACCGACTGTTTCAAGAATAGTATTCAGCTCGTCGTGATCACGATTTGTCTCACCAAGTTTGGCTTTGTACGCAATTTTAACAGCTTTTTTCAGTGTGCCCGGTTTGATTTCCAGTTCTTCTGCAATTGCTTTGATTGTTTCGTTCAGTCCCACTGTGAGATCTTCGATCTCTTGCAGCACACCCATGCCCTCGTTGACAAGTTGAGTAAGTTTAATTTTGGCTTCGCCGTTGAATGTGCGGTCGTAATCTGACATAGTATTCTCCTAAAAAGTTATTATATAGTGTTTTGTTGGCAAAGTCAATCATTGAATTCTGCCAGAAGCATGTGCGGATTCAACCACGAAGTTGGTGGATAATTTGATTCATCAAATCGAATCCCAAAATGTGGCCATTCGAAATGCAGTCTACTAATAGTCAGTAAATTTATATCTCTTGCTTCTTTCATTGCAGACTCATCAATGCCAGGCGCTGTGATAATTTCTTTTATGTAAGGTTTCCAAAAAGCAGGAATATCTTCCACGCACCATTTATAGTCTGTGCCTTGACCATTAGCAGCATACAAATTTTCAGTCAAGGGATTGATGTTTACACAATTGGGATCGTGCTTATCAAATCCGTATTTTATTGTGATGCTTTCTTCAAAGAATCCAGGAGGAATTTCCAAAGGAGGCGCATAATCTGCTCCAATTCCAACATGGGCATAGCCATCAAAATGTCTAAATTGTTCTTTGGTTGGCACATACAATAAATTTTCTGGCAGAGTAATTGCATTCCAGTGTTCTGTCCTAAAAACAAACATATCAGGATTTTTTACTTGATCTATGTACCAATCGAAAAATTCTTTCTTCATTATACGGATGGCGTCGTTATTACCAGTTAAATAACGAGACCAAAGATTATTCTCATAGTGAATATTATCAAAATGATGTGCTGCCCTAATACTTTCGGGCCAATGACTAGTCATTATGGTGGCATTGATTTGGGGTGCAAAATTTGTTCCAAGTATACAATTTTTTAAAACATCAAGATTACTGTCCATGAAGATATGATCTTCATTTCCTGCAGGAAATATTAGAGCATCGTCAATGTCATTGAATACGGCCTGCATTTCCCGCCACTGCGCGATATTATTACATCGATACCAATTAATAATTAATTTATCTTCGGGAAAAATTTTGCGTAGCCACTCTTCCATTTCTGCTTGTTGATGTGCGTGACCATCAGCCATTTCCAAATTAAAAACAATTTTGCTAATCAAAGGTAATAGAGGAACAAAACTTGCAAAGCTATAACGAGCAATGTCAAATCTGTTGTCATCTCGCAAATGATAACGCGGCTGCGGGTTGGGGCGAATATCGCTTATTTTACAATTAAACCAAACAATCATAATAAATTCTCATAGTATAAATCTAAGCAGGAGTGTATTGCTTGCTCTACTTCCTTGGCCACATCACAGTGTGAGTTTATCTTATCTTCCAGCGTATGATATTCTTGCTCAGCGAAACAATAGTGACCAGCCACTGCAATCTTAACAGAGTCATCGCCGTCAATGATCCACTTGCGCCATTTTCCGCTGTCCAACACACACTGTTTAAAATAGCCAGTGTCTACATCATACTGATCAGCCAAAGCCAGCACAGTTTTAGTTTGCATAACTCCCAACTGTGGCGCAATATTACAAGCGTGAACCCCTGCTTGCTTACGCAATTCAATCTGTTTGGCAGTCAAGTAGTCTGCGTTGTGTTCTTTTAACTTAATGCCTGCCGACTCGGCAAACTTGACTAATTTTTTAACCATGGGCACATCAAAACTGCCCACTTGTCTATCTTCCATAACCAAGCTGCCTGTTTGTGCCACCACAAATTGCATATTGGGAAATTGACTGGCAAATCTAACATCGTCTTGATACTTCTTTACACCAGCCGCAACTCCAACATTTTCTTCAGTGCCGAATTCAAATTTGATATTGGGATTCAAGTTCAAACTAAAATTAAACAGTTCATCTGCAACTTGATACGGATTGTCGCAACGACTGGTATCTATATGTATGAGATCGAATCCGTTTTCAATGTCTGCGGAAATTGTGCGCTTGGTGGCTTCAACTGCTGCTCGTATGCCAAGACTCTTTTCGACATCTAGAAAATACGGGCCACAATGGTCTCTGCACAACATTAGGTAGTCGCTGCGCAAAGGATATACCTGCTCTACAAATTGTTTGGTTCGCATTACATAACCACTGTCAGCATCAATTTGATTACGACTGGCAATAAACATCACTGGCCGCTGTCGATCTTTGGCGTATCGTGCCAAAACATCGTTGACCGTTGAGCTCATTGGCCCAAAACCTAGATTAAAATTCATAAGGTATTTCCATTTGTTTCATAATATGTACGCAAGCATCCAGGTATGCTCCTTCACCGCCGTTGCTGGGTGTAATATAATCTGCTGCCTGTCTGGCTTCAATTCTTGCCTGTGCTGGTGCGATTCCCAATTTGGCTGCGCGAATAATCTTGGCGTCAAATATACCATCTCCCATGTAAGCAACTTCATCAAATCCGTACTGTGCCACAAAGTTATATCGATCAGCTTCGGGCACATAATGCAATTCGCATTTCATATGGTCTGCAACTCGAGATTGCAATATGTCCCACCCATGTTGATCTGCGCTGATAAAAATTAGTTTGATATGATCTCGTAATAACTTGACACCATCGTGATCATAGTTGCCAAATGCTTTGAAAGGCTTTTGCCCATGAGCATCCCAATAAATTCTGCCGTCATTTAAACAGCCGTCTAT